TGCAATGGCACGCTTGTAAAACAGGCTGTCGGTCTTCCCAGCCTTTTCTAACATTTCCTTAATTAAACGCCAGTTGTTAAGGGTTGCCTTATCCATTCATCGCCCTTGGCCTCTATAACGCTTTTTACCCTTTTTGGGCAAAGAATGCCGTCCTGAGCCTTGGCGCGTTTTTTTGGGCTTACCTTCAACAAAAGGATTCCCATTAAGGGTTTTTGGTCTAGCCATCAGCCAATGAATTGCTGATATTTTTGAGCCAGACCCGTGTAAGTACCGTGCATGGGATGATTACGCTTGTCGCGACCATCATGCAGGTATAAGCAATCAAGCCACTTAACACGATTACTCATCGCTTCAGTGTCCTGCGCCCCAGGCTTAGACGCGATCATTGGATCAGGACGCTGCATCAGGAAGGCTCAGTCGGCCAGCTCATGGTAAAGGGGAAACCGCTTGCTGAACTGATGTCACGCAAAGCAGTTCTGTAGGTTTTCCACTCGGTCTTTTTGCTTGTGCTTAGCGGGCTGTCGGCCAGCACAGTCCAGTCACAAGCAGCAAGCTTTTCATCACGCTGCGCCCGCACACTTGCAGCTGCGCTGTCAGTTGCTTTCTGCGTCTCAGTGGCGTCAAGATCGACAACGTTCCAGGCTTGCGTCCAAGTGCCGTCGACGAGAGTCGGTGTGGCCTCTTCAATGCGCTGCGTGGCGACATCAAAAGATGGCTTGTCAGCTTCCGCAACTACAGCAACACCAAAATCTGAAAGGTCAGCGCCTTCCATGTTTTGGGGGAAACTGGTGTTAGGGAACCGACGCCGCACCTGAATCGCAGTCACGGGGTAGTCGGTGACAGCACCGTCAGCAATGAGAGCAAAGGCCATGGGTCTTAGAAGTGGAACGTGGGCGTAAACAAAAGGTAGGCAGGTGAGTCAATCCATAACAAATTTACTTAATAGCTATAAAGCTAAAATCCCTAGTGTTGCTATTCCAGTCTGAGCTTCCAGTTCTGTTGATAGTGAAACCATTAGCGTGGGGGTCAATATCATCATCATTTGTGTCTGATGAGCCTGTGCCGTTAACAATAAAATACTTATCATTGCCGCTATTAAGCTCATATATAAACATCCAGTCTCCACCAATGTCAACGCCCTTGATAAGCACTATTCTTGGGGCTCCGCTAAAAAAATCACTACAATCGACATTTACAGGGGAAGAGCTGCCTGTGTATGAACCAACCTTGCAAAATCCGTCAAGACTCGCGAACAAAATTGCAATGTAGCTCTGACCACTTCTATTTGTAAGGTCATCAGTTCCAACCGAAAAAACTGAAGAAGTAGGAGTTGTGTTATTCCAAACTGCTGAGTCTGAGCTGGGGGCATCGTTATCAATGAGTTTGCCTACATGCGTATTGCCAAATGCTTTATGATAAACCGCCCAGTTTTCTGTGAATGGGCCTTTATTCTTTATGATCATCATTTCCGGAACTGCATTTAGTGAGTGGCTAATTACTCTATTAGTTGCGTTGCCGCTATATTCAACAACATCCATAAATCCCTCCATCTTTCTAATAGTAATTGCCGCATAGTCATGCCCATTGCCATTGATAACATTGCCAGTATCTACGCCAAGGCTAAAGCCGTTTGAGTTGAAGGCGGTAACGGTATCCGTGTCAGTAATTGCCGCAGTAACTTTATTCATTTCCAAGTATTTGCCAACCCCCATGCCTGACGCTGTATAGAAGATGTGCCTATCAGCACTTGAACTGGCCCTATGAGTGATGATGATTCCGCCTTCACCTGCTAAATCAATACCATTCGTGATTGACCGCGCAGTTTCATTGCCAGTCCATTCATCAATACTCATGACGGTCTCAGGCGTGTCACCACCAGCAGCACCTGCAGAACCAAGAAAAAAGCCGCGTGAAATCGGATCCATCAGAAATCAGGTGGTGTAATCAACAGCAGAGGTGGCACGGAAAGTAGTGCCGCCGTCGTCAGTGAACATCGTGAAGACGTGTGTCTTGCCAGCCGTTAGGGTCGGAGCCGTAGCAGAAGGGAACTTCACGGATGCAGGGAACGTAATTGTGCGATCTCCAGTTACATCAATCTCAAGCGTAAAGCCATACGCCCTGCTGGAAGGGATATTGCTAAAGGTGAAAGTTGAGTTGGCTGAAATAGCTTTCTTGAAGTGATTGCCCGTCGAGCAATCAATATCAAGTGCTGAAACAGTCGCGATGTTTCCAACATAGGTTCCAGAAACATCCAGATCGGTGTTGCTTGCAGCCGTTGAACCAGTGCCAACCGCCCAAGTCGTTGCATGGGTAACCGCGCCTGTTTGACCGCCAACGCTGCTGACTGCGCCGGTTGCCTCGGCAAAGCTCAGAGTTCCAGAGCCATTCGTTTTAAGGAAATGACCATCGCTGCCATCAGCACTAGGCAGCGTGAACGTAACGTTGCTGGCGATCGTTGCAGCGCCCTGGAGCGCCACATAGTTGCTGCTGTCAGAGTCAGCGAAACGCACATCAGATTGCGCGTTCAGCGTGACATTGCCTGTGAACGTCGCACCAGACAGCTTGGCTAGGCCAAGGTTTGCCTGTGTTGCGTCTCCAACTTCGATAAATGCGTTGTTAGCGCCGTTCCTGATCTTGAGGAGGGCTGGGCTGCTGCTGGAATCAACCCACCACTGATAAGCATTGGTGGTGCTAGGTGCTGAGCTGCCACTTTGCTGGCTCGACAGTGCAGCCAAAATCGAGTTCAGCTCAGTACGGAAGTTTGCGCCGCTCTGATTGGCGAGTGTGATGTCAGTTGACTGAGCCATCAGGTGATCTCCCGACCGTGACCCACGGCCTGATAGTCAAATACTTTGCTTATGTTACTGCTTCCATTCTTGAAGGTCACGGTGAAGCCAGTGCGGCTGATGCTGCTGAGCTGGAAGAAATCACCTGTGTCCATATCCTGCCCTGTGATGCCAATGCTCGGGGTGCTGTAGAACGCAGACGGGAATGTGATGGTTTTAGCGCCTGCACCACTGGTGATGTTCCGCTCTTGCTCTGTACGGCGCTGCAAGCTGACCCGCATCCCAAGCTGCTCAACCAATGGCGTCTGAGCCACGTTGTCAGTTGATAAGTCGCACTTGAACTGGAAACTGCGGCCCCTCAAAACGTTGTTGACGACCGGCTGGAACTCCGCCCCAGAAAAATCAGCAGGGATCGTGTCAATAGATTCGATTGCGTCAAAGTCAGCAACATCATCAATGTTTCCGAACTTTGCGCCGTTGATTGATCGGGCAAACACCTGAACGTCTGTGTCGCTCAGATCGTCTGCATCAATATCGTTCCAGTCGTCGATATTTTCCGTGCGCTGGTCAATCGTGTCATTTGGCTGGAAAGCGCGGATCTGCAAGATTGACAGCAGCTCGGCATCAAAGACCCCGCCAAGGTCAAGGGTGTCCTCAAACTGATAAGACCCACTGGTGTGCAGGTCGCCAAAGAAGTCAATGTTTGCAATATCGTCAACCGATTCAATATCGTCCCAGTTCTGGGTTGACGAGAACATCAAGCCGCTTTCTGTGTCGCTGACGAAGACGTTTGTCTTTGTGCCGTTAAACGCGGTGTGTTCGTTGAAAGTTTGAGCGACCTCGGTGTCCTGTGGTGCAGGAAGATCAACAACAACCTTTGGAATCGACGCAGCAGGTGAGTAGTTGCCGCTGCTGTCCTTTGCTCTAATCAGATAAGTGCCTTCCTTGAGCGGCACCATCTTGCGGGTGCTGCTGCCATTAACAGCAGGAACGATGTCTTGCCCCTTGCCCCAAGATGCGTCACTGCCAAGCAATGGTGTGTGGCGAATCTCTACCGTTCCACCAATCCGCACATCAAGATCTGTCGCCTGCGGCCAAGAAAGCTCAGCGGTGTGCTGGTCGATCGTTTTGATGTTCAGGCTTGCAATGCTGACCGGCGGTGCAGTCTTGCCAAGAGCGTTGAACGTCAGCTCTGCAATCGGTGAGTTCTTGAAGCCAGCACTCTGACCAAAGATCTCAATCTCATACTTGCCATTTGTTGTATTGAGAATCTCGTAGTCGTTGGCGAATGTTGGAAACTCATTGAAGTTGCCGTCGTCATAACGCCAGCGAACAATGCTGCGGGCTGTATCGGTTCCAGGCTGCCAGCTAATGACAATTTTGGAAAAAACTTGACCGTTTGACTCGTATAAAAATTCACTAGCCGTGAGGTTTGTTGGCTCAGCAGCAGGATTGTCGAGCGCCGTGACATCACGCGCCTGCAATGGCACATCACGTTCAACAAAGTCATACTTGCCAGTCTCATGGACAAGGGCCGTAACGCCGAAAGTTGCATCGTCGTTTTCCGTGACGCTGATGACGCGCCAAAGGCTCGGACGCAGATCAGTTACGCCAATAGCAAAGACGGCGTTGGGCTCAGGTGTGCGCTCTAGCGAAGTTGGCAGCGTGATTGTGTCGTCAGTCCACTGGGCACTATTGATGTCACCCACAGACACCTGCCGCACAACATCCTGTTTTCTTGTTGTGTCCGTTCCAGGGTCATAAACATCAACCGCCACGCGCAACATGATGTTGAAGTCAAACGTGCTGGGCGCACCACTCGGGAACATTTGATCTTTGGTCCGATCAAGCTTGATCACCTGAGCTGTTGATCCAGACTTCACACGGCCACCACGAAATCGGTCAGCGCGGAATGGGTCTGAAACCTTGATGATCATCCCAGGGCGAGCTTTGGTCCCCTCAGCAAGACGTGTGGTGAAGCTGCAAAGCTCCGTTTCGCGGTTTTCTGAATACAGGATCCATTCGCCAAGACGACGGGCCTGACCGCGTGAAGTGCAACCAACAGCCTTGACGTTCTTTTTGAC